CTAATTGCTTCTTCATAAGCAGAATGTGTTCCACATGGCATAAAAATTGTTTTACCATCTTTGTCCATACTGTGTACTCCAACACAACCTATCTCTTTTGCTTTATCTCTAGCTTCAGTAGGGTTGTCGTACATATCTTCATCTCTTGCTTCTTTCATGTCATCTTCTGGTTTTTTTGCTTTAGATGAGATAACATCTGTCAAAGACTTTATAGCTTGTCCCATCTTTTCTATATCGTTCATAGAATATTCCTCCTTTTTTCCATTTTCATATTGAGAACTACATACAGCTAATCTTTGATCTGTTGCTGGATATTCAGAAATAGACTTGTCATCTGACATGCATCTACTAATGAAATCTTCTCTCTTTTCTTTATTGTTAGGTTTTACTAAAGGCATTATTTTTTCCAAATTTTTCCTTTAGCTTTGCTTACCCATTTGTATTTATCGTTGCTTCTACATAAAGCAATTCCAATTATTATTCCAATTATTATTTCCATTTTGTTTCTCCTTATAAGAAGTCAGGTGTTGTATATATTGCAGCACACCGACAGTTGATAGTATTACCTGCTGACCCTCTAGGATCTCCAGGATATTTTAAAAGTTCTCCTCCTACAACAAAGCTACTTTCTAATGCAGTCTTTTGACCACTAGCTATTGCGTGAGTAATTCTTGTTCTTTCATCTTGTATAGCCACCCATTCTTTAATTGTACCAGCTATACCCATAGACTCTGCAACTGTTTCGTTTGCAAAAGATGCAACTCTATGCGTTTCTGTTCTAGCAATAAGGTTTGCTCTATATACACCCATACCGATAAGTGTATTTCTTAAAGCTGTACCTGTTGCTTCTGTAGATAAACCATCATTATAACTTTTATCTATAACTTTAGCTAATCTCTTTCTAGTTGTATCATCAATTTCTGTAACCCATATACCAGTTTCAGTATCAATAAATTCTTCTAATCTTCTATTAAATTCAGCATCAAAGTCTTTTACAAAAAATTGACCTAGAGCATTCTGTTTAAAGGCATTCGCTATTACCATATACTGTACTCTAAATATTCTTTTTAGCTGTTCTGTCTGTTTTCTTAATTCTATATCTAACTCTATCTGACTTCTATTACTGTATGCAATTTTTACTTTATCGCCAAACTTGTTGAAGAAAATCTTTAAAACATTTCTAAAATTTTTTCTGTATGGTTCTCTTAATCTGTTTTGTGCATACCAAGTTCTTTCTCTAACTTGTTTGAATGTAAGTAATTGTCTTTTATTAAAAATCATTTTTTTTCTTATCCTTTACTTTTTTCTCTAACACCCACTTAACCATAGAGGTTTGTGGGTTAAAACTAGCTTCACTTAATTTGCAAGAAGTTAAAAGTATTAATACTAATAAACTAATGCAGTTTTTTAATGTCATAAGATTCTAAATCAAATAATTCTTTTAAGTCAGTTACATACTCTCTTCTACCAAAGTCTATGCTCTGTGTTAAAAAGATGTACGATGCATGACCTGCTGCTTCTTCCTTACTATTAAAATCACCTATTCTTACTACAACTTCAAATCTTTTTGTTTTCTTATCTTTTTCAACATAAAGTCTAACGTCTTTCATTATGTTGCTAAAGGGTGTCCACTTGGTAATAAATCCAAATCAAACTTCCCTCCTCTAAATTTTCCTGTTCTAACTGCAAATAGAAAAGCATTTACTCTAGCGTAAGCCCACTGTTCTTCTGAAGTTACACTAGGTCTTACACTTCCTGGATTAGTTCTATAAGCACCTATACCTCTTTTAAATACAGCAGATAACATTCTTAATGTAACTCTTTTTCCTTTTTTATCTCCGTGCTTTTCATTATGCTTATCAACTTTATTTTGTAATCCTTTTTTAACTGCAGCAGTAACTTGTTTTTCTTCAATCTCATCTTCATAGAATTTATCTCTTTCTCTATCAATCTGTCCTGCTACTTTTCTTGACCAACTAAATCCTGCATCTCCGCCCCATAATGCCCAAGCTATTCTACCATTAGACGGATAACCATCTTCTCCAGGTCTAAATCCTTGTGCTTCTTTATCGCTCTCGTGTCTGCTAAAAAAACTAAACATTCTCTTAACTGTGCTTGGTGATAATCTTTCTTTAGCAACTATCTGACTTGCTCTAGTAGCACCTATTCTAGTACCACCTCTATTAAATTCTTTTCTCCACTCAATACCCTTTTTAGCTTCGGTAACCATACCATCTGTAGGCGTTGTATTAATGTCACTAACAGCTTTTATAATCTCATCAATCTCGCCATAGTTATTTTCTTCTACCATTATTTCAGGTTCGTTAGCTTCTTCTACTACTTCTTCTGTAGGTATATCTTCACCGACATCTGTATCGTTTTCTTCGTTAGCTATATTCAAAGGCATCAGGTTTGCTGCTACTAATAAGCTATCAGCACCATCAACTGTTTCATAACCTAATTGCTCTCTTGCTTCGTTTCTTGTTAATATTCCATTCTGAACACCAGTAACTACAGACTCAAAAACTCTTTTTCTTTGTTCTGCCATAGCTGGTATTGAATCTATATCGTATCTTAATTCTAAACCCTCACCGAACATTGGTGTAAGCCATTCATTAAGATCACCTTGAAATCTATCTAGTAAAGGAATAATTGTTTCGTTGTATAATGCGAGTTTAGCTTCTGCAAAGTTTGAGTAAGTTTGTGAATCAGGAATACCAATAAGCTGACTAGGTACACCATAAACTAAAGCTATGTCTTTAGCTGACATATTTTTTAATTGTATGAAGTCCATATCTTTAGGAGATAGACCCATTTCTTTCCAGTCAAAATCTCCTTCTAATAACATTGGCTTACCAGCATTACCTGTGCCACTAAATCTTTGATTAATATCATTAACTAATTGATCTCTTTGAACATCTGATAATTGTACGTGCCCACCTGTTTCATCTTTAGGTTTAAATATAACAGCACCACTAGGTCTAGCACCATTCTGTAAAAGATTTACGTTGTGTTTGTTTGCTAGATTGTGTTGGTCTATATCTACACTACAAGCAGATATTGGGGACATACCATAATAATCGTCTAACGGATTAAATAGTTTTATGTGTTTGACTTTAGAATTACCTGTAGCTTGATCTACTTCATAACTCTCAACAATGTTTCCGTTAAGTACATAGTCATAAGATTGTGGCATAGCCCTGTTGCCTGTTCTAATTCTAATTCTATCAGGTCTTAAATTGTATAATTCTGTAGGTGGGGTTCTATCTCCTGAAACAGACAACATATAGTTATTGCCTGAAATAAGAAGATATGAAAAAGCAGATTGAAAAAACTCTACTTGTGATAATGTTGGGCTAGGATTGTAAAGTAAATCAAGTAAAGGGTGGTTGTCTAGTTCTTGCTCACCTCTAAATAAATTGATTTTAACTCTACTTGCGTTGTTTGATATTTCATTGATACATCTATTAACAATAGCATTAGATTGGTAGCCATCTGTAGCTAAATCTTCATAAGCAATTTTATTAGTCGTATCATAACCTAGAGAGTTATAATAAACGATAGGTGCTTCTTTTTTCTCTATTGCTTTTTTTGTTGTAAATAAATTTTTTAAATTGTCGTATATTGTTGCCATTAAGTAATTCTCCAATTAACTTTTCCTGTTCTCATTGATAGTTCTGTTAAACCCCAGACTAAAGCATCTAATCTGTCAGGACTGCCTGTAAATGTCATTGGGTTATAGTTTGCCATTTGATCCTCTAAAAATTGAAAGGGTTGTAAGTGTTTGACCCTGTCTTGTTCGTATAAAGCAGATATTGGTTCTGCTCTTAAATACTTTCCTTTAGTTGCTCTTACACTACCATAAGAAACATTACCATCTATATTCCTTATCACTCTTTCAACTAAATCTCCACCATTATTTACTTCAGCTATAATTTTGTCTGCTTCGTATTTATAATAAGTGTCCACTGCTTTTCTTGCCCAACCATCAGGTGTGTACTTACCTGATACATCATCAATGATATAAAATTTGTTATCTTCACCTCTAGCACAAACCACTATGCCTGTTTCATTTGATGATTTCTTTTGCGTTACAGCTGGGTCAATAGCTATGACTGTTCTTGTAAAAATTGGTATCTTATCTGTATTATTCAAGAGTGCTTTTGAAAGCATATTTCTGTTCCATAAAGCACCCTCCACATCTTCTAAAATTTCAGCATAAAGTTCTTGTCTGCCCAGTCTAGTTCCTTTGTACTTTTCTTCTAGTTTTTTGACTGCTGAGTCTGCAAGATTTTCTTTATTCTCGAATGTGCTTCCTCTCGTAACGAGGGAATCTTTGTTATTTACTAATTCTTTTATTAATAGTGTTGGTTTTGGAGTCGTTGTTATTATTGCTTGTGGTTTATCACCTAATCTTAATCCGAATAATAATTGATCCCAAGCATCTTCATTTTTCCAACTACCTAATTCATCACACCAAGCTCTGTGAAATTGTGGTCCTCTCAATCTATCAGGTTGTTCCGAAGAAAATGTTTTATAAATAGTTCCGTTCTTTAAAGTTAGTTCACCAATACTTCTATTCCAGTTCTCAATTAAGTCAGGTTCTATACAACCTAGCAAACCTGATACACCCTCTATACAAGTATCACGACCGTCACCAAATGTTGGTGTTACTATTGCTATCCTAGAGTTAGGTCTAGTAAGTCCATAAAATGCTATATCTTGTGCACCTGTTCTAGTCTTACCCCAACCACGACCAGCTAATATTAACCAAACATTCCAATCACCTTTAGGTGTTATCTGTTTCGTTCTCGCTGTCTTGCACCAGTTCAGGTGCTTCAATAATATTTGCTTGTTTAGAGAAGTTAATCTCTTCAAATATTTTTCTGATTTCAATAAGCTGTCGTTCTTCGGTAAAGAGTTTATCTCCGTCTTTTCCTGTGAGTTCGATTGCATTTTTTTCTTTCCAACCTGCTTGTGTTTTTAGCCAAAATATCTGTGCTACTACATTACCATCTTTGGCTTTTTTAAATAGTGCTTGTGATATTATAGCATTTGCTCTTGCTTTGGAAGTATCTAATTCTCTCCTAAAATTCTTTCTTAATGTAGGTTCACTTATTTTAAGTATCTGTGCTATTAAAGTTTGAGTAACACCTGCTATTGCCAATGCTTCTACTGTTTTACTATCTTCATCTTTCTTTAAATAAGGTGGTCTTCCTACATCGTTACTTTCCATAATTCTTTTTTTATAAACGAAAAAAATTAATAAAGCCAATAAATTAATGGTTTTTAATATAAATTAGTACAAAATAAGGTCATTTTTAACGAAATTAATTATATATA